AAGCAGGGCTATCTGCGCGACGGCCTGCACTGCACGGGTTTCGGCGCAAAGCGGATCGCGGCCAAGATCATTGAGCGGCTCAGCGCCATCTGGCCCAATTGGGCGACGCTTCCCGCGCAAATCTCTTTGCCGACGGCCAATGGGCTGGCGTCTTTGGGGGCCGCGCAGCCGTCCATCATGTCCAACTCCATCTTCACGCCGGGGACGGCGGGCAGCGTGCTCGGCACGTGGGGCGTGGCGCCGCTGCCGGCGAACATCCCGCAAGGCTGGACCGTCTTTGTCACCGGGTCGGGCGCGGGCATGTCGTGCGTGGTCGAAAAGGGTGTCGAGACCGACCCCGGCGGCTTCCCGGTCTTCAAGCTGACGATTTCAGGCACGCTCGCCGCCAATGCGAGCTGCACGATCCAAGTCTATCAGCTGGCGTCGCTGGCGAACCTGTTCGCCAATGGCTGGCTGACGATCAACGACAGGCTGCGCGGCGTCGGGCGGATGCGGGTGGAGGCAGGCGCGCAATATTTCAGCGGGGCCTCGCTCTCGCTCATCGTGCAAAGCCCGACGACCAACAAGTTTCTGACCGGCTTCACCGGGCGTGGCGGGTCTGTCATCAACATGTCCGCCCCTGCCTTCCTCGATTGTTATGACGGCAGCTGGCTGGATTATTGCACCGAAGTTCTGGACTTTCAGGACCCCGGCAAGGTCGCGCTCGGCCAGAACATAACGGCGCCAAGCGACATCAGCCAGATTCAGGTGCGCGCCGACCTTGATTTTCGCAACCTGACGGCTGCCGTGCAGAACGTCTCCGCCACCGTCCGCCTGTCGCGGGTCGGGGCGATGCGCGTCGCGGCCTGACCACCCACTCACCAACGGGGATATGACCATGATTGAACCGAGCCCAATTCCGGGCGCGCTGCTGGTGCCTGCGCGCGATGAGGCCAAGGCCTATCTGCGCATTGAGCATGCCGACGAAGATGCGCTGCTCGACCGGCTGATTGCCGATGCCACAGCACTTGCCGAAGCCTTTACCGCGCAGCTGCTGTTGCAGCGGGACGTGACGGAAATGCTGAGCGCAGGTTCCGGCTGGCAATGCCTGTCGAGCGCGCCGGTGCGCAGCATTACAGGCGTAGAAGGCGTACCGGCCGACGGTGCTGCCTTTCCGCTCCCGGTGGAGGATTATGGCATCGATATTGATGCGCATGCCCAAGGCTGGGTCCGGGTCATCCAGCCCGGATTGGCGGGGCGTGTGCGCGTGTCGCTGAGCGCAGGCCTCTCCACCAATTGGGCGGGCCTGCCGGAACCGGTGCGGCTCGGCATCCTCCGTTTGGCCGCGCACATCCATGCGCACCGCGATGCCGCCGATGATGTCGGCCCACCTGCTGCGGTCGCCGCGCTGCTCCGCCCTTGGCGCAGGCTGCGTTTGGCATGAGCGGGGAGTTTGCAGGCGCACTGCGTGAACGCGTGACCATCGAACAACCCAATGCCGCGCGCGATGCGCTGGGCGGGCGGACGGGTGGCTATCTTTATGATGGCGCGGCCTGGGCAGCGATCACACCGCTTATGCCCGCAGATCTCGCCGCTGCAGAGGCGCTCTCCGCGCTGCCGCGCTGGTCGGTCACGCTGCGCAAACGGGAAGGGATTGGCCCCGGCACACGGCTGGTCTGGCGCGGTCGATATTTGCGCGTGCGCGGCGTCGTGAGTGACCCGCAAACGCCCGCCCAAATGGTGCTCAGCTGTGAGGAGGTCCGCTGATGTTGGAACGGATCATCGGAACGGCGCAGGCCATGGCCGCGCAAAGGCGTAACGCTCAGATTGAGCGTCTGGTGCAGGACACGCCCCCGCCGGGCATCACGATCACCCGCACTGAGGAGGGCGTTGTCCTTTCGGGCAAGCGCTTGCGCCGCCGCCTCATCACCGACCCTGCGCTGCGGAGTTTCGGGCGATGAGCGCGGTGACTGCCCTGCAACAGGCGGTCGTCGCGCATCTGTCGGCCGACCCGGCTTTGGTCGAATTGACAGGCGTTTATGACGGGCCACCGCCGCGCGCTGCCTTCCCTTATGCCGCCATCGGCGATGGGCTGGTAAGCGACTGGAGCACCAAGACCGAACAAGGTCGAGAGATCCGCTTTGCCGTGACCTTGTGGGATGATGGCGAGGTGCCTGCGCGGCTGCATCGTCTGACCGGCGCCGTTGAGGCCGCCATGGCGACCCTCCCCCGCACGCTGGAGGGCGGGCAGATCATCAGCCTCATCCTCATCCGTTCGATCATCGCGCGAGACCCGGCAGGCCCCTGGGCGGGCCTTGTCGAACACCGCATCCGCATCCTTCACGACCAGGAGATTTGATATGCCAGCAGAAAAGGGCAGCGCCTTCCTTTTGAAAGTCGGTGATGGCGCGTCGCCGCCTGTTTATCAGACCGTGGCGGGCCTCAGGACCACGCAACTCAGCATCAATGGCGAGGCGGTCGTTATCACGCATAAGGGATCGGGCGGCTGGCGCGAGCTGCTGTCGGGCGCGGGTGTGCGGTCGGTCTCGGTGTCGGGGGCGGGCATCTTCACGGGCTCGGCAGCCGAGACGCGGATCAAAACCAACGCCCTGTCGGGTGTGCTCGATGACTATGAGCTCAGCTTTGAAAGCGGCGAACGGCTGCGGGGTAAGTTCCTCGTCGCGCGGCTCGATTATGCGGGCGATTTCAACGGGGAGCGGAACTACACGCTCGCGCTCGAAAGCTCCGGTCCGGTGACGAGCCTGTGAGCAGCGCCAATCCGGTGCGCGGCGAGGCGGTGGTCGCGGGCCATGTGCTGCGCCCGACCTTCACCGCTTTGGTCGCCGCTGAAGCCGAGCTTGGCCCGCTCTTCGCGCTCGTCGAGCGCGCGGCGGAAGGGCGGCTGGCTCTGTCTGAAATGGTCGCTTTGTTCTGGCATTGCCGGGTGCAGGACGATCTGCGGCGGGAAGCCTTTGCCGATGCGGTCGTGCGCGGTGGTCTGGCGGCCGCAACGCCTGCGCTGCGCATCCTGCTCGGCCAGATCCTGCAAGGGCGATGAGCTTTGCTGAAGCTGCCAGCCGGTTGGCCGGACTGGCGGGCGTCCTGCTCGGCTGGCCGCCCGCCATGTTCTGGACCGCGACACCGGCGGAGCTTGCCGCGGTGCTGAACGCGCTCGCCCCCCAATCCGAAACAGCCGGCACCGATGATCTGGCGCGGTTGAAGGAGATGTATCCCGATGGATGAGGAAATCGAACGGCTGGTGGTCGCTGTCCGCGCCGACACGCAAGGGTTCGCCCGCGATGTGGCGACGATGCGCGGGACGCTGGAGGGGCCCTTTGGCGAGGGCGTCGACCGGGCGGGTCGGCTGCTGGAAGGGTCGCTGACCCGCGCATTGCGCTCCGGCAAATTGGGCTTTGACGATCTGAAGCGGGTGGCGTTGTCGGCGATGGCGGAGATTGCAGCGTCTGCGCTCCGCACAGGGCTGGGCAGCCTTGGCGGCGGGACGTCGGGGGGCGGGTTGCTCGGCCTTGGCACGACGCTGGTCGGGTCGCTCCTCGGCCTGCCGGGTCGGGCGACGGGCGGGCCGGTGGCGCCGGGGCGCGGCTATCTGGTCGGCGAACGTGGGCCGGAAGTGTTCGTGCCGACGTCAAGCGGCCAGATCGCAACGCCCGCTATCGGCGGCGCGCGGGAGGTGCGCGTGTCGATCAACGTCAATGCCCCCGCCGGGGCCGCGCCGGAGATGCTCGCGCGCTCCAGCCGGCAGATCGCCCGCGCCGTCCGTAACGCGATGCGCGAGGGGAATTGAGCGATGGCCTTTTGGTTTGCCAAGCCCGGCGATGCGCAACAGCATGCCCATCTGAAGCGCTTTGACCCGGCCTATTGGACGGTCAATTTCCCGCGCCCGATGATGGCTTCGGTCGTGACGCAATCTGACCACGGCCTGCGCGTCGATGCGGTCTTTTACCGCGCCAATGATTTGGCCGGACTCATCTGGACGTCCGAGGACATCGAAGATCACCCGCTGCTGCGCTACGAGACGCAGCGTGACTATCGCGGGCTGGCGCTGTCCTTTCGCTGGCGGTCGTCAGGCGTCCTGCCGCTCGATGGGGTCAACGGACCGACGCTCACCATCGAAGGGCGCGATGCCGATGGCACCCCGCGCAGCTGGTATGTGCGCCTGTGGAATTATGCGACTGGCACGCCCGAGGACGCGCACATCGGGCTCGATTTCGATGCCTTGGCAGGGGGCTTCCTCCTGCCCGGCGAGGCGGACCCCGTCTGGGCGGGTGACATCGACCGGATGTTCATCTCGCTCGTGCCCCAGGGCTATTCAGGGGAAGACGCGGCGCTGGCTGGACCGGTTGAGGCTTGGCTCGAACTGGAGGACATCACCTGCGACGGCGCCGCTTCGGTGCTGCGTGTGGGTGACGTCATGGTGCCGCCGCACGGCCTGTCCATCGCGACGGGATATGATGACAGCTACA